ATCAGACTTTTTTTATACTTTTTTCTTAATTTTTAAATTTGTAGATACCTAGTATATAGTAAGATCAGATTTATATCCTATTATTACCTATGGAGATTAAGAGTGTGTATATGGATTTAGTAGAATGAAAGAAGAAAGGGAATGTATGGAAATTAGAATCTGAAGCATTTAAAGACCCAATAGAGATAAAAATCTGATATGATAACAAGGAATTAGCTGAGTTTAATAGAAAGTATGATAGTTTACATTCAGCTTTCCAATCTATTGAGAAAGAGCTAGACCTATGGAATACTATTCAAGTAGGAGACCAGAAGAAAATAAAAGAGTTAGAAGAATATCTTGTCCATAATGAAGTTGTTATGGGGAAACTAAATGAAAAGATAGATTCTCAGAATGAAGAAATCAGTTCACTCTACAAAGTAATAGCTGATTTAAAAACAACAGTAGAAACATTGAGTGGAACAATTCTCCATCTGCAAGAACAAACATCGCTAATTCAAAAAAAGATAACGAAAGTACCTATGGTTTTCCACGATAAATGATTCATATCTTGAAGGGAAAGTAGTGGACTTTGAATGATAAACATTCCAGATGGAGATTATCTATTGATAGCCAAGTATGTGGTTTGAGAACATAACGAATACGTGACTAACCAAGATGAACTACTTATGGACACGATACACGTTGAAGGTCAGCATTATATACCTTTCTACAAGCTAGAGTGATGAACAGAGTTAGATACACCTACAGCTACTATATATTATGATTTAGTCTTTATACCAATGTAATGTATGTATATGTCAGTGAGAAGTGAAACATAATAATGAGAAGCAGTTTCAAATGGACATGAATGCAGAACAAGTACAGAGAATACATCACAAACTATAGTATGGAAGATAACCTAATATTTGAAGATAATCAGATTAAGAAATATGAGAACTCTAAGCAATATAGAGAAGATACTAATAGATATCACTTAGAAAATGAACTGAAAGAAGAGAAAAGAAAGAATTCTGAACTTACTAAGATAGCGAATGCTAAAGTAAAGAAGGAGATGGAACTAGATAAGAAGGGTAAAGAGCCTAATGAATATCAAAGAAAACTTTATACTTTAAAAAACATGAAATGATTGCAACAATCGTAATGACATGAGAATGGCAAGAGTTACCAATAGATATTGGTACTGAGCTAAGCAAACTAGAAGGTAGATATACAGAGTGAGACAGAATTACAAACAGCTTTTGAGCTTTGTTTGACTCTCTATGTATTACTGCTGATATGGATAATCAGTGACCTGTTCTAGTTTCAGACTATGCAGAAGACAAGCAAGTAAACGATGGGAACATTGCTGACTTCATAGAACTGCAACCTAGTGGGGAATTACACCTACCATGGAACAGACAACTTCAAGCATTAAACAGACCTTTTGTAATGTGAGAAGCATGAGACGTTATTAAAATAGTGGCTAGATAGTCAGATTTATTTATTAATTATTTAAACTATGCAATTAAAGAGACTTTGGGACATCACTAATAAGAAAATGGTGTTCGTTAAATGACCTACAGGACATGAATGTCAACTATGGGTAGATGAAGCTACAGAAAAAATGTACTACTATGATATGTCACAGTGGATAGAATATACACAGAGTGCATGAAATGATGGTAGAACTTACTGACCTACATGGAAAACAGTAGAATCTGATGATGAAATGTGAGTATATGATACTAATGAGCCTACAGACTTATTTGTATGGGAATCTGGAGACAAAGTATCATACGTATTTAAAGACTGGGATTGAACAGTTCTCAAAGAGTGAAAGGTTAAAGAATGAAGTAAGCCTACTGCACCTGCAGACCCTACAAGAGCTGCTACAGCACAATATACTTATACATTTGCATGATGGAATCCTGAAGTAGCAAAGATTACTAAGAAGACTGTTTATACAGCAACATATACTTCTACAGTTAATCAATATACTATCACATTCGTAGATGAAGATGGTACTACTGAATTAGATGAGCAGACATTAGATTACTGAGCAACACCTGTATATGCAGGAGAAACTCCTACTAAAGAATCAACTGCTCAATACACTTATACATTCAGTGGATGGACTCCAGAAATAGCAACAGTTACAGCAGACGCTACATATACAGCTACTTATAGTTCAGAAGTCAATGAATATACAGCGACTATCACAGTTAATGATGATACTATGGGAAGTGTAGATGTAAGTGAAGTAACAGCAGATTATGGAACTAGTATAAGTGCAGAAGCTAATGTATTAACTATTGGAAATACAACTATCACAGCAACAGCAGAGACATGATATGAATTTTCTAGTTGGGGAACGCTACCAGAAACACTAACTGAAGATGTAACTATAACTGCAACATTCCAAGCAGCACTTTAATAACTAACTAAAATAACTAATGGCAACAAGAATCGTAGAATGAAAAAAGCCATATACATGAGGGAAGGCGATAGAAATTGATGAAAATAAAGTTATATCACTCAGACTAAGAGAAGAAAATAACCTTATTATCTGGGATGAGTGAGATAATGAAATATATGTTGACCTTCAATTACCTGATGGAGTTAAACCATTAGACGCTTTTCCCGTATGAGTAAACGTTTGAAGAGTTTTGATAGCAGATGACTGGGATGTTAATGGTACTCTAGTAGTATTTAAGACTACCAGTGGAGATAATATCAAGTTGCTATACTGAGATGACTGAAAACTATATATAGATAACTGAACTGGATTATTTAAACAGATTTATCTTAAATGAGAAGTTGACGCACTTTTACAAGCATTGAAAGATTATACTGACGCACAACTTGCTCTTAAACAAGATATTCTAATCGCATGAGAATATATAGAGATAGAAGATAATGTGATTAGTGCAGTAATACCTACCATGAGTAGGTTTTTAAGTATTTGGAATGCCAGTACTGGACAACCTATCAGCTTTCCTGCCTCTGTTCCTTTTACATATCACACATGAGATTATTACTTAGTAGAGAATGTGGATACTGTAAATAACCCACCAGTAAATTACAGACCAGACGGAATAGAATATACTGGTGATGTAAGTCATACATTAGAGACAGATTTAGAAATTGCTGATTGAGATGTATATATCTATGATGGTAGTGTATGGCTACTACAAGAGAATCATAACAAGACTGTAGCATTTGCAAATATAGCATGAGACCCTTATGATAATACAAATCTATCTACAGCATTAAATGCAAAGCAAGATACATTAGTAAACCAAAGTAATATCAAATCTATCAATAACAATTCATTATTAGGTAGTTGAGATTTATCTATTGCAGAAGTACCAAGTTGATGAACTAATGGACAAGTTCTTACACAAACTCAGAATGGACCTTCATGGGAGAATCCTACATGATGAGGAAGTGATATAGAATATGTAACACAGGCTGAATATACAGCATTATTACCATGAGCAGCTAGTGATGGTAAGCATTACTTTATTTATTCAAGTAGTGTTACACCAACAGACCGACCAGATATTACTAACGCTACATCAGATAATAAATCTGTAGTAGTTACGGCTACATGAGAATTACAAGGATTCTGTTTATCTACTGATTGATTAAATCTATACTATAGTGATTATGCTTGAAAAACAATAAATCAGTATTCATTATCTACTGCATGGGATATAAGTACAGCAACAGATAGTAGTAAATTATTTAATGTTTGAGAAGAAGTAAGTTGAGTATTCATAAATAATAGTTGAAATAAAATGTTTTTAGCAATAGGTGGTATTTGAATAACAGAATATACATTATCAACTCCTTATGATGTATCTACTGCCTCATTAACTAATACTCTAAGTAGTGGCTCAAATTTAACATGAATATGGATTAGTTCTGACTGAACTAAGTTATACTATATGAATTATAGTAGCTCAACAGTAAGGGAATATTTATTGCCTATAGCATGGAGTTTAACATGAGCAACTTTGGTATGAGATATATCTTATCCTGTAAGTTGAATTACATACAGAGATTGTGCAGTTAGTCCTTTGAATAAAGTATATCTAGTAAGGCAGCAATCTACAAGTACCATATATCAGATGGATATGGCTACATCGCAAGATATAACAACAGCTACATATAATAATGTTGATTTATCGCTCTCATTTGAGGCTTGTTGAATATATATCAAACCTGATGGAAGTAAGATGTATATAGGGGACATACGCAACAAGACAATCTATCAATATTCATTATAATCAGATTTAATTCTTTTAAGATAAGATATGACAAATACTTTAAATAAGATAATGCACAATGGAGATGAGTATCAACTTCCACAGCAATCTACAATAACAGTGACTCTGACTTCAGCTTGATGGAGTTCTCAAACTCAAACAGTAAGTGCAACATGAGTAACTGCAACTAATACAGTAATAGTAGCACCAGACCCATCAAGCATAACAGATTATACAGATGCTAAGATATACTGCTCAGCACAAGGAACTAATAGTCTGACATTTGACTGCGACACAGAACCTAGCAACGACATAGATGTAAATGTAGTAATAATTTCATAATCAGATTTATATTTTTCTTAATATACGATGCCTATACTAAATATGATATACTGAGCTACATGAAGCTGACCTACACCTATAGAGTACACGATAACATGAAGTACAACGGTTGGTAGCTTTACTCCATGAAGTTTCTCAGATTTACAGGGGTTCTATATGAGTCCAGATGGAGAGAATGCTTATATAACATTTTGGAATAACTGAAATGGTAGAATGGCTCAATATAGTTTAAGCACACCATGGGACATAAGCACAGCATCTCAGACACAATATATTTCATTAACTAAACCTAACTGATTCTACTTTAGCAACAATGGGACATATATGTTTCTCAGCACAGAAGATGGAAATAATATAGTTAGGTATAGTCTTTCTACACCATGGGACATCTCAACAGCCTCATTAGATTCTTGACAAGTTCTGAATGTGAGTTCTTCAAGATTTGCAGACAATGTATGTCTGTCAGATGATGGAGATTATATATGGTTTGGAGTTGATTACCTGTATAAAATAGTTCAATATGAATTAACTACACCATTTGACTTAACAACAGCCACGAACAAGAAAGAGCTAAGTGTTTCTGAAGCATGAATCTGAGTTATGGTAAAGAACGATGGTAAATATATGTATACGGCTCTATATTGACCTGTCAAGCAATATGAGTTGGCTACACCTTATGACATAACTTCTACAGCAACTGGAATAGGTAGTTATTCTGTGACTGTATGAGAGCATAGATGTTTATTTGTTTCTAATGACTGCAAATATTGGGCAATAGGAAACAATAGTGGATGAATAACACAATATGAAGCAGTTCCAATAAGTTAATCAGATTTATATATTTTAAATTAACCAATGGCAACAAGAATAAAAGATTGAATGATACCATATACAGGTGGTATCGGTATAGAGATAACAAACAATCATGTTATCAATGTACTTCTTAGAGAGATGAATAATCTTATCCATTATACTGGAGAAGATGATCCAGAATATGATGGTCCTAAGGAGTTATATGTAGACCTACAATTACCAGCATGAATCACTCCTGAAGATGATTTACCTGTATGAGTTACAGTAGGAGAAATCTTAGAAGAAGACTGATGGCAACAGAGTGGTACAATGCTTAACTGGAAAACCACTAGTTGAGACTGGGTTAGAATTATCTATGCTAATGATGATACATTATACTATGACCCATGAACTGGAGTATGGATTCCATTCTTAACTGGTGATAAATTAGACGTAGCAACTGCAAGTAAGCTATGAGTAATCAAGCTATGAAGTGATACTAAACAAACAGAACCAGCTCAGAATCCTAGTTCAGCAGAAGGAAGAACTTATCCAGTTCAGCTAAATGCTAATAATCAGGCTATGGTTAATGTACCTTGGGAAGATACAACTTACGAATCATTACCAGAAGAAAATTGATGAACAGATTTATCCTTAGTAACTACTGGAGAAAAATATATTTGGAATCGTAAACAAGATAAACTTACAGCATGAGATAATATTACTATAGACGCTAATAATAGAATCTCTGCTAATATTACAGCGATGACATTTAAAGGTAGTGTACCTGATTATAGTAGCTTACCTACTACATGAAACAACGTATGAGACGTTTGGGTAATAGAAGATACAGGAATAGCTTATTGTTGGGATGGAACAGACTGGGTATCATTAGGTTCTTTCATAGACCTTAGTAACTACTTCAATAAGACTATAGACGATTCAGATAATATCATACAGTGAAGTCTGAACCTATTTGTTACTCCAGCTGAAAAGATAGCTTGGAATAACAAGCAAGATAAGATTATAGCTGGTAGAAACATAACTATTAATGCTGATTGAAGAACTATAAATGCAATAGATACTACATATAGCGATGGTGATTATATCGATATAGATTCTAGTAATCATATTAATAATACAGCACCATTTGACCCTGAAAATGAAGGGTCTTTAGGACAAACACTAAAAAGAACAAGCACATGATATAGATGGGCAGATGCAATTACATGAGTAAGAAGTGTCAATTGAAGAACTGGTGATGTAATTGTAGATGAATTTGATCCAGAAAACGCTGGTAGTAATGGTCAAGTTCTTAAGAAAACAAATAACTGATATAGATGGAGTAACGAATCTGTTACCTCTGTAAATGGAAGATTTGGAAATGTGACAGTTAATGAATTTAATCCATGAAATTCTGGTACTGCTTGATTATATCTAAAGAGAACAAGTTCATGATATATTTGGGCAGAAGCACCAGGAGGATGATGAGGTTGATGATGAGATAGTAATGTTAAGATGTTCTATATAGAAGATGAAAACGATCTAACTTCAGCACAAGCTGCATTAGATTGGTTGAATTCTTGAAATATGTCTATTCTTAAATACCATGGAACTTTTGGTTACGAACCAGAAGAATGAGATTATTTCTTCTATCCAGTAATTGATTCTACTAGTGCAGTAACTCGTTTAATTTTTGAAATAATTCCTACAACAAATCAAGATTGGATTCATACTGATTGATATACAGTAAGACGTCATATATCTATTGAATTTACTTTAGATTGATCTACAGTTCAATCTATATCTATTAGTGAAAAATCGGCTTCAAGAGATGATTATCTTTCTACAACTGTTGATTATGGAACAGTAATATGACAAACTTATCAACCTTTATATCCTTGAAGTCCTGCTACTAAGAAATATGTTGATGATAAATTTAATAATTATGCACCAGTTAATATTACTTATTGAGCATCCATTAATGTGGATATGAATCAAAGTTTAAATTATACTTTAACACTTACTTGAGATTGTAATCTAACTTTCAGTAATTTTACTCCGGGAAAAGTATATCAAATATTAGTGAAACAAGATTCAAATGGTTGACATAGAATTTATTTACCATCTTGATTTAAGTATGCTTCTTGATATTCTCAAGATACTACAGCTAATTCGGTAAGTAAACTTATTATTGATAGTATTGATTGACAATATTTTGCTTCTATAACTAGATATAGCTAATGATAACAAGAAATGCTTTATGGATAAATAATCGAAGGTATGTACCACCTGCATCTGAATTCATTGAAATAAAAATGAAAGCTGATGCTAATTGAAAAGTTTACGTACCAACAGCTTGAGCTAATGGATTATCACGTAGATGAAGTACATTAGCGAATGATACTTATGGTGCAGCTTATAACTGGGATGTTTACTTAGATAATAATTTTTCGGTAAATATCTCTGGTCAATCAACTAGACAATGATATAGGGAGGTAGGTAGTAATCTTCAACCAGATAGTTTCCATTACATAAAAATATATCCACATGTGGTAGATCCAATTTCATGATTACCATGATATTGACGAGCTATGGCTTTTGCAATGGGATGAGGATGTGTAGCTTCCCAGGATTTGAGTGGTAAAAATCCTATTGCAGAATATTTATATGAAATCTTATATGATGGTGCTATTTTGTGATATAGATATAGTGCAACAGAAATAGGTTCAGGATATAAGAGTTGTCAATATGCTTGATGTATAAATCTTACAAAAGCTTATGAGGAAACAGATATAAGTGATGTTACTGCTATTGGATCACAGTTCCTTGCTTGACAATATGCAGAAACTTGAATTACAGAATCAGTGACCGAAAGATCACCTGGACCATGTAATGCTTATATTTGATATAGAGAACAACAATATTGGAAATGTCAAAACCTTATTACAGCAGCTGATGAAGTAGATCCTACAGAATTAATTCTTACTAATTCATATAGAGAAGGACAATACGGATATTGTACATCTTTAAGAGTAACAGCTCCAGAACGTCCTCCACTTCAATTTAATGGAGGTGCTGAATATAGATTAAATCAATATATAGGATGTAGTTGATTAAAAACAATTTCTCGTATTGAATATTGTCCTGGTTATCCTGCATCCCAATTTAGAGAAAATCAATTTGGGAACTGTTGAGATTCCAATGATCCTATAACAGCTTATATTTACGGATCTGATGTTGTTAAATGAGTGACAAATAGTTTATGATTATCTAATGATAAGGTATATAGAATATTTATACCATCTAATTTAGTTAGTGCATATCAGAATGATAATCAATGGTCAAATATAGATGATAACAAATTTGTTTGAATGTAATTTTATTTTATACTTATATACACATGACAAATCTAATTATGATCTTAGTAGTATGCTCTACAGTAATAACGAGTATCGTTAATGTAGCAAAACCAGCTTATAAGAAATTTGCAGGTAGATATGCTATTAGTATTACAACTTGTTTATCTTTTCTTTTAGGAATCTTATCTTCTTTTTCTCTTTCAGCTTATTTAGGTTGGAATTATAATGCATGAATCTTAATCATGTTATGACTCGCATTATGAACTTGAAGTAATATCTTCTATGATGTATGGGGGTTAATCAAAGGATTATGAACTAGACTTAATCAGGTGAGTAAGGCAATAAAAGAATAGTTTTATTAATGATATTGTTATGAAATGGTAGATAAAGACGCAATTAAGGAGACATGAGACGCTCTTAGCAAATTAACCAGCAGTGAGAGATGAACCTTCTTGGCAATTATGATATGTGCATTAATCAGTATTGTATGAATAGTTCTATTCTATGTAAAGAGCATGGACTGACTTATAGATAAATACAATGAGACAATTAATGCACAGCAAAAGGAGTTTCTCACAGCTTTAAAAGAATTCAGTAAATAATTTTATCTTCACTAAAAATCATGAAACGAGAATACAAGATAGCTCATTACAAGAGAGAAAATGAGTGGTCTATATTTAGGAAATTTGAAGATATGATACAGTGGTTAGATTCAAGAATCGTACGAGTAAATAGTAAGGAACTCGCAAAGAGATTCTTACATGAGCAGGACGCTATTTCAGCTTTAATTTTCATAAGAAGTAAAGAATGAGAACTAAAGACAGAAAAAGAGTACAGGGAAGAGGTAGAGAAAGAGCTATCCAAGAAAAAAGAAAAGACATCGTGGTCTGAATTCTAATCATTATTATGATAATATTATTGTTTTACCCTGTTATGGTAGCGGAATAAATGTCTAAAATTGAAAGGAGTTATAGTCTGCACCACATTCTTCCCAAATCAAGATGATGAACAAATAATGACAGGAACTTAGAGTTATTGAGAAATACAACGCATAGGTCAATCCATACTCTTTTTGCTAACCAAATGATAGCAGAACAGCTGATTACAATGGTATGACTTAATGAAAAAGCTCTAAGAGAAGACGTAAGAAGATGGTTGCTAGACACTTTGACTAGTAGGGATATAGAAGATCCACATGAATGGTACAGAGATGATATAATTGTTTTTTAACAGAAAATATAGAGATGGATAAGTACGAATATAGCAAGGAATGATATAAATGCACCTATGGTTTATACCTAGATAGTTGCAGACATTGTTTATTTGAGAATCTATGTAGATTAGAAAAATGGAAGGATATTCACAAGACAGATGATTCTACTACAGAAGATTAATAAAAAAATATATAGAAAACCCAGTTTATTCCGTTACCAAAAATCAAATGAAAGAAGCTATATACATTGAGTGAGAGAATTGTTCAAAATGCATGATGACCAAGCCCCACGTTCAAAAATGGTGTGGAGAGAACTGATATGAATGTCAGATAGTAAAATTTGATGATACGTCAGTGAAAGAATTTCAGATAGAATCCGTCCCTATGCTAGTTCTGAAGACGGATTGAGTAGTAGAACAGATATTAGATATGGATTGAATCGTACATTTAATTTCTAACAAATAGCCATGTACCCTTTTAACCAGAAATTAGATACAACTAAAAAATCTGCCTGAACTAATGCATGTACAGGTATAGTTATTCACCATACAGCGTGATGAACATTTGAATCTAACATGAGATACTTATCAAGTAGTCCAGCTAAAGCCAGTGTTCATTTCGTTATATGAGAGAATGGAGAAGTCTGAAAGATATGAGATCCTAGAGACATTCTATGGCATGCAGGAAACTGAAGTTGGGGATGATGTGAAAACGTGAATACTAAATTTCTATGAATAGAAGTAGTATGATTCTGAGAGTACAATATTCATCAATTAATCAGACTTACTGATTTGGTTGAATATCTAATGTGAAACTTTACTATAGATAGAAATAATATCATAAGACATTCTGACTGTACTCAGGATAGGAGTATAACTAAGGATAGAATCTTATGGGATGGTACTAGGCCAGTGAAGAAGAGAGACATAGGATTACCATTCTTCTGAGATAACCTACATTTCAAGAAATGGAGAGACCAACTAACTCCTATTAAAGAATCACGTTTTAAATAGTAACCAAATATAGTCATGCCATGTGGTAGAGGTTGAAAAAGAAAGTAATATCTGTAAATAGAAATTACTTCGTATAAAAAAAGAGGGAACGTTATCCCTCTTTTTGTTATTCGTAAGCACCACGAATTATTTTCTTAGCTTAGCTTTCTCTCTAGCTCTATCTCTAGTTCATTCTTTATTAACTATATTCCCACATTTGATACAATATCTCTGTTTAGAGTTTTTTCTCTTTATCTCTTTTCAACATCTTTCACAGTTCATTATTTCTGGCAATTTAGATGCTGTTTTATGCTTAACTCTCCAAGATAGCTGTTGTGTCTTGTATGCTATCTTGCTACAAGCTAGACAGTATTTTTTAGGTCATTTTCAGTTGATTTCTTTTCAGCAGATTTTACAGTTTTTCATTTTACCTTATAATAATGTTTAAAATACCATCTATATGGGTGGTCTATCTCTCATCTTAAATCAGATTTAACTAATTCTACACATTTCTCACACCATAACTTCTTATGGTCTGATAGTCTCTTTCAACATCTACAACAGTTATTAGTCATCTTTTAAAAGAGAAAGTAAAAAACTGATTGGATTCTCCTGGATAGATAGTAGCATAAGTAATCGTTCAGTATTTTCTTCATCTCTACTTAATTTCTTATAGATACAAATATCTATATTCTGATTTTTTTCTTCTTTATCTAATTTGCTTATATCTATCTTATCTTGTTCTACTAGCCGTTGAATGAAACCAAATCTCTTGCTACATATAACCATAGCTTCATCTTGCATAGTCCATCATTTGAAATCTGTAACATCATCATAACAGAATAACCATCATAAATCTATGTCAAAAGTATAATATAAGTCTGATTTATTATATTTTTCTACATACTCATTAAGTAACTCCAATAGCTTTCAGATTTCTTTTTCTGACATATTTAATTTATTAAATAATTAAAAAGTCTGATTACGAATTACATATTTTTCTTTTCAAGTTTTTGCATTATATGTATAGAATACTCAATAATTTGTGCCATATTCTTTATTTATTTTATCTAGTTCTTTTCTAACACCAATAACTATTCATTCTAACTCATTGTTGAGAATTGAAATTTGTATTTCTATGTCTTTTATCTTTTTTAGTTCAGAATTTAGCCTATATTTTAATTCAGATTTCTTTTCTTTCTTTTTCATAGGTATAAAGTAATAATATAAATCTGATTAACAAATATCTCTCACTTGTTTAGCATTATAAATATAAGTATCATCTTCCTTAAATATATTCTTAGCTTTCTTATCTTCATCAAAGTATTCTCTGTCGTATGCACTTAGTTCTTCTCTAAGCTTCTTATTCACTTCTTCTTTCCTGTCTAACCATTCTTGTAGATTGAGATTGCATTTTTCTAACTCATCTATTCTATCTTTCAGCTTTTTATTTTCTTCTTCTAATTCTTTACACACTTTCATAAAATCTTCTAATCTTACATATGGATATAATCACTCCATTTTATGAACTTCCACAGTTCGTTTTCAGATTTTTTTCTTTTCTTTTCTTCCCATTCCCTTTTGGTAAATAAAATAAAAGTCTGATTATCTTCATGCTAATTCACAGGATAAAAATATTATTACTAGCGTTTCAATCAATACAATAATTTTATACGTCCCAATCTCATTTTGTTGGTAGTTTACTACATCTCTTATTATCCTTGCTAGTTCGTATGGGTTCATCACTAAAGTAATAATATAAAAGTCTGATTATAAAGGGTAGCCACCTCTACCCATCAAGTCCCGTATTTATTTATTTTATCCAAACATGATGAGGTGGCATCATGGCTAGTGCATGAACAGGGCTACTAGACCTGCCTAGACATCTCTATCTAGGACACTAGACTGTCTATCTTTTAGCTATCCGACTATAGCAAGGCTTTAACACTCCTAGCTTACCGTTAAACTCAACTGCCATTGTATCCACAATCGGAACATCAGCAGAGCAATAATTGTAATCAGAATTAGTTTTCTCATTAGTAATCTGCATAGATCGTTAAAACATTCCTATATGTAGGATCTAACCAATTATGTTCCTTTGCTGTACTCTGTGCTTCTTCTAGTGTCTTGAATATCTTACTCCCTAATAAGCTACCATCTTTGTAGTGAGAAAATCATTCTACTTCTACTTTGAAATCAAAACTATCACAGTGCATATTGTCTTCCCAATCAAAAATATTAACCTCCATATTTCAATCAAATTTCTCTAACTCTTTTATAAGTTCTTTTACTTTCATGATTGTATGATAAATCTATCTAAAACATAATCTTTACAAAGCTGACCGTTAATCTTACGTGCCGGACCATAAAAAGCTGTATGTCATTTTCGTAATCTGTAACATTCTTCCACTTGTATTCTCCAATCAGTCTTATATCCATTCGGTAACTTATGCCATCTTGTGTTAATTTGACATAAGCCATAAGCTCTTCATGAATCTCATCTAGCATTAGGATTAAATCAGCTTTCACATTCTATCATAGTAACGAAATCCATTCATCATAACTCATAGGCTCTCTGGACAATGGCTTGTCTATAATCATCAGATGAATATCAGACGTGTTCAATCTCCTGAGTGGACTCTTGTGCCACTAGACCCATATCTAGTGGCTGATTTCAATATACCATCAGTCATCAACTGAGAAATCATCACATAATTAAGCTCAATAGCGACATTCTATTTTGTTAATTCAAATAAACATTAGTCATTTCAAAATGGTAAATCTACTAGATCACTATCTATTCAATTTGCATTCTTGTATGCCTCACGTAATTGAGATTCAACTATCTCATCTATTTCATACTTTCATTTAATCTTAGAAATGAAATCTTCTTCACTTATACACTCTTTCATGAACTTTGTATTGCTAATAGCTTTCTGAAACCATCAGTTAGGATTTCACTCCTTTTTAGGTTCAGATTTCTTTGTAGTTTTTTCTCTAGCTTTGTATTGTTCATCACTATCAAAGTCTAAAGAGTTGTCTATAATTCAGAATGCTGTCATTTTCAGATACCTTTCTGTGTAAGTCATACATCCACCCATTTGTTGTGCTACATTAGTTGCTTTAATCTCTGGAATAGCTGTAGCACTCTCAAATTCTAAACTCTCTCCACTCTCAATATCATAAACTGTTAGAGTTCAATACACTCAATACTCATTTCTTTTTAGATCGAATTTAGTTAGTAATCAGCATGAATCACATACTTTCTGAACTATTGAATTTACCTGTTCTGGTGTAAAATAATTGTAATTACTAAAGCTATTCTTTCATGCCTTAGCGTTCTTTTCAGTAGCCACTTGTTGCTTTGCTACTGCTAGTTTTGTAATAATGTTTTTCATTTGTTCTAATTGGTTAAGAATAAAAATTAATCTTCACATTCATTTAACATCATCTCTTCTAGATCATATTCAGCTTTTTGATCTAGATAGTAATCTCTCCAGTCTTCTTCTGTTGGATTTATTATGGCTAATTTTCAATCAACCATAGTGAACATCTGTCACTCTTCTAATTCGTTGAAATCCAACTCATCAACGAACCTAACGAAGCGTTGTCTTTCTTTTCTCATTTTAATATAGTATAAAGAATAAAAACTAAATAGGATCTGAATAATATTCTGGTCGATTCTCTTGACATCGAATCGAATACAGCTTTACCATCAGCTTTAAAACTTTTGTAGGGTCATAATCCTCAATGCAATTCACTCTAGTGAAATCTGAAATATCATACTCTGGTTTGTAACTCCATTTCTGTCATAAGTAAGTTAGTTTCATGTCTTTGGTTTGTAAAAGGTTAAAACATTATATTCGAACTCTCACTCATCATCTGGTATCAGTTCCCACAGTTTCCAACCACACTTCTGCATAAATTGTAGCGTAGGTAATAACTTTTGAGTTCTAACAACCATCAGATTAGAAAGGCTTGTTAGTATTTCTAGATCCTCAATTGGATCAAAATCAGTTCTTAACATATTTTCATCAGTAATAATAAACATCGACTTCCTTATTTACTACATACTTATCTTTCATCAGCTTATATTTTCTGTATTCCTGTTCCTCTCAGTCGATTTCTTTGGTTATCACAATAAACACGTTACTTAAATCCATAATCTTTTGACTTCACTCCCATGTTCATTGCCTGTTTGTGTGGTGTAGCATGACTATTGCTACATTTAGCCTTTGTGCTAGTTCCTGTAACCCCTCCATGCACTTGTTTTGATTATTCCTCGCATCTTTCTCTAAATTCCCTTGTATCCTACTGAATGTATCTACAACGAATAATTGGTATCATTCTAAGGCTGAAATCTCAATAACTTGTTCTAGCCTTTGTAATGTGATTCAGTTTGGACTGTTGTAATATTTGAATTTGTTTAGGTTGTCGTTTATGTAACTTTCCATGTCTTTTATTTCTTCCTCTGTTAAGTTTCAGTCCTCTGTTAAATCTTTTTTTGTTTTACCATGAAACCATAGCCATCTACTTTGTCGCATAGTTTCAATAGGGAACTCTAAGTTTATGTAGTATCACTTGATTCACTTATCAGCATTTCTCTCTATCATATCTAATGCGAATGTTGTCTTTCATGAGTTAGATTCTGCAATAATAGTGGCAAGTTCTCACGTCATTATACACTCAAACTCATCAAATGCTGGACTTGGATAAACGATAGCTTGTTTTTTTTTGAACTGGAACATTGATCGACTATGTAAAATGTAAAATATTTGTGCTTGTATCTTCATCTCTGTATATCTTGTTTATCCTATCTACTCAAAACGTATCTCATAGTTCCTTCCGTAAATCCTTGGCTGGTTTTCTATTTCATCGTTTAGGATCAGTTTTTTTTCTCTCTTTGTGTTGTCTTATAAGCCTAGTAAGTGTATCTTCTATATCATCAGCCGTAAGTTTCTGCACTCATACAATCCGATTCTCAAACAGCCTAGTGTATTTAAACTCTTTCATCCTGCATTCAGTATTGTATAGCACCATTGATATTCGTATATCTTCTAATGTGATTCATTGCTTAAGTTTATCGTTGATTAGTTTAGTGCAACGCTTCTCATCTATTCATCTTGTCTTTCAGTAGTAGGAAGAAAAAATTTTTTCAATAGTTATTATATTTGTAATATTAGTATATATATATAAGGGATTGATATTTTTGTCAATCCCCCCTTGACGTTTTTGTCAATCCCCCTTGATATTTTCGTCAATCCTAATTTTTCTTTCATTACGACTGATTATCTCAATTGAGATGTATCATTTCTCTTGTAGTTGTGAAATATGTCTAGAGATTGTGAGTTTATCTACTCACAATAATTCTCATAAACATTCATTAGTTGCTCGGCAATATCCTTTTTCTGCACACAAGCTACTAATTACACAGAATAGTAGTTTTTGTTTGTCGCTTAACTCTGTGCTATACAATACCTTATTAGGCATTATTCAATAACCTTGTTCTAACATTCGAATGATGCATTAGGATATAAAGAGTATTTTTTTATTATCCATTTTGGGACTTTCTCATGTTCTTCACTATATTCATTAATTCTCGCTGTTATCTCGTAATTTAATCTAGCATTCATATCATCAGTATTCCATATATCATCATAGAATGATTTGCTGAAATAACAGTCATTCGCTATAAAGTCTCCATCGAAATCACTTGTTATCTCATCAAACACATCTCATCATTCATAAAACTCCTGCACCTTTTCTTCAAGCAATGATGGATTATCTCTTATCGATTTTAATATGGGGTGTTCTTTAAGATACCATTCATGCCATTCTCGTCTATCTTCATCCCCTTCCATCCTTTTTATAGTATCCACTCATTCCATAATTAGCTCTTTTACTCTATTAGGTTTTTTAAGTCTTTCATCTAACCATCGCTGTAGGAAACTTGCTAATAATCACATAGTATTCATATCTAAAGTCCCGTTAATTCTTTTGCTAGTGTATTCTTCATGTGCCTTGATCCCTTCGTTTCGACGAGAATAAAAGTTCTTTTTAATACGATCATATAAATCTTTACTTTTTACCTTAAATACAGAGTTCCGAGAGTTTAAATCTTCATCTCATTTTCCCATGTTACACTCTCTACAACAAGTAATTAGATTATCAAATTCATCAGATCATCATTTCGCCTGTGGTATTATATGATCTACCTCTAGCGTCACATCTTTTCAAGTCCTTCAACAATAGCAACACCTAAAGTTATCTCTCTTTAATACCTCAAATCTTTTTTTTGCTGGGATCATTTTGTTTCTATGAGATAAATAAACAAAAAGGGAGTAAACCCGCTTCATGCTTACCCCCTTTGTATATCTCAATAGACTACTTAATTCATCTTTTGATTCATATTTGGTGTGAAGCGGTGACTTTGGTAGTTAAATGTGAAGGGCTTTGACGATTCTCTACGGACAATAAAGAAAAAGCCCATGATACATTACGTATCATAGGCTATATATAAGTTTTTCGGTGTCTCTTATATTCTGCGAGTGGAGAGATTCGAACTCTCGACCTTATCCTTAAGAGGGATCTGCTCTACCGACTAAGCTACACTCCCTTGACCGAGGATTAATCTCACACACTCAACCTAGATACATTATGTATCTCATTTAACTACCATCATATTAAAGAACTCCAACCTAATGTCAATAGATTTTTTCGCTAGGCAAAAACTGAATTTACTTTATTTTTTAAATTTCCCTTCAAAATGTGACAATAAGTTTCTGTCGTCTGTATATCCTTATGTCACAGTAATTCTTGAATTTCCCTAATGTTAAAACCACTTTCTAATAATTTTGTTGCATAACTGTGTCTAAGTGAATGAATAGTAATTCTTTTTCATAAATCAAGAGAATCTGAATACTTTTTTATTTTTTCACAAATTGTGTTTTTCTTAATAGGTTTTCCAAAATCATATCATGAATTATGGCTAATGAAAACAATATCAGATTTATTTTCTTTTTTTCATGTTCGAGGTATAGGTTTCTCTCTTTCCATTAAATAATCTTCCAATAGCTTTTCAGTAGATGGAGTAAAAAATACCCATCTAGTTTTGTTTCATTTTCATGTTATCCTTGTTTCTCATTTCAAAATATCATTTATCGTTAAAGATAACATTTCGGATAATCTCATTCAACTAGTGTATCCAATATTCACTAATAACTGACTCCTTAAGGCATTGATCCTATACTTTTCGTAATCTCCTATAAAATTCATAAAAATCTGAAATTCTGTTTCCGTTATGCTTTCTATATAATCAGACTTGCATTTTTTCAATTCTATTTTCTTATAATCTAATCATGTATCATAGATCAGATTTAGAAATTTTAGAAAAGATTTTATCGACGTTCTTTTTCACTGTATTGTTCAATTAGAAAGAGTAGGTTTAACCGTATAATAAATGCTAGTTTTGGGTGTAGAAATTGTTTTCAAATAACTTGTTCGGTTTTCAATTTCTTTGAGTGTTATTTCCTCACAGCTAACGGTATTACCTTTGTTTTTCAGCTTTAAATATTTCAAAAATATTTTTACGTCAGAAAAATAATTCTGAATAGTATTACAAGAGTATTCTCTATTGTCTAAAAATAGTTTCCGCTCTCATAAAAGCTCGTTTGTGATTTCCATTTTCTTTTTTTGGTTAAGATATAAATATCTTATTATAACTCAACCACCAATTTTTTATGTGTTTTTTTATTGAAAATGTATTTAATTTCGTCTAGTCTGATCCATAATACCTTATAAGGTTTTTTCAGCTCTCATTTTCTATATAAACATAAACTCCTTCCATCGTCTACTCTAATTGGTAGGTATCTCCCACAAGTTTTAACAGTTCTAGTATCTATCCCGTCCATTAAAGATATTTGTTTCAATGAATATCCTTTTATAAGATCCTTACTGGTATTGTCCCTATGATCTCTTAACTCCCATATATCACTACGACAAACTTTTTTCGCTATTGCCATTGGTAGATAGTTATTAATTTAAAAAATAATTGATTTTTATTTTTTTTTATGTATAAGTCAAATTGTTCTATTTGGTAGGTAGAATGGAATTGAGGATCATAATTGATCCTCTTTTTCTTTACCTATTTCCCCAATAGGTAGGTATCTTTGGAGTTTTATCTCTTTTCAATGTATAGAAAAAATTATTTTTCATAGTCTGTTTAGTAGTTTTCGGTATAATTAATCGTGGTCGATCTCAATTCCATAGTTTATTATTCCATCTCTTTTGTTCTTTTTCACTTACAAAAAAGTGATTTCCCCATGATCCTACATAGTGGTATCTTAAAAGTTTTCCCACTTTATAATAATAGTCGTTTTTATCATATATTTTTAATCAGTTTTCCATCTGTTTTTTTATGAATTTGTTTATTTCCATTTTAATTATTGGTTAAATATCTAAAACATTTGTTTCATAAATATTTAGTCAAGTTCTATCTCCTAGTTCCTCTATAAAATCTAAAGCTCGATCGTCTCTATATGTTTCCTCTGTTAGCTTTTCACTTTCTTTTTTTATCCTTTCAATATCTCAATTAGTTGTTATTTCTGCAATATATAATTCCTCACTTTCATGATCTCTTAAAATAATTGAGTAAGTGTTTCTTAAACTTTCTACAGCGTCGAAAAGATCCTTTCTATAGTTTTCTTTTCTATCGTCTGTATATCATAGATTAAACAATAGTTCGTCTATGTTTTGTATAGCTTGGTTTATATCCATTGTTATAATTGGTTAATAAATAAAATAACTTTTCATAAATCTATTTTTCAGTATATATTATCCTTTTCTCGATCCTCTTTATGATCCTTTATATAATCATAGATTTTTTGTTTTACTTGTTTTTTTGTTTTTATTCAGATTTCTATATAATCTTTTTCCCATTTCCATGAGTCTTTTATAAAGTTTTTTAAGTCTTTATTCATTTTTATTGTTTCTTATTATGTAAAAGTTTTCTTACTCTTATAAAAGAGTATAAATTAATTAGAATTTTTGAATTATCCACTTTTTCCTTATTATCTTTCCTATAAAAACTTATTTTTCGATCGTCTCGATCATAATCGTATATCTTTTCGCTAAAATCAATTTCAAAAAGATATAATTCAGATTTATTCCATTCTTTACTGTTTTTTAGTGTATTAAATGCAAATTCTCCATCTTTTCTATCTGTTACTAGATCAATAACGCCATCTAGTTTTGCATAATCTGTAGTTATATATATTTTCATGTTTACAATTGATTAATAAATAAAACGATGTCTTTCTCTATAAAGTTTGTTTGATTCATTTACTCTGTTTAACTCTCCTTCATATCGTTTTCTTTCAATATCCAAAAAATGTATTACATGTAAAAGTGACGATTTATTTACATTTTCTAGTCTTTTCTCTAGTTCTAAATCAGAAATTTCTTTTTCTGCAAATTCATGCAATAAGTCTGCTATAACTTTATAGTCTGGTGCATGATTTTTTATAGTTTCTGGGTTATAATCTCTCATTTTTTAATTTGATTAATAAATAAAATTAAGCGTAACGTTTCCGTGCATTTTTAATTGTTCTTTTGATCTCTTTATCGTCTGTATACCATTCATAATTGTTTTTATCGTTTTTGTTTCAGTATTTTATTTTTGCTAGTAACTTATCGCCATCCCGTATTATTCAACAATAAGTTCGTGGTTTACTATATCAATGACATGAAAATCAGTATTGTATATAATATTCGTTATTATCTATATTGTAACCTGTTGTTAAAACAGATTTCATTTCTTTTGTAAGTTGTTTCATTTTAATTATTTATAAAAATATAAAAATTAGTTTTCTCTAGTAAAACCTTGTTTTACTAAATATTCAACATAAAAATCAATATCAGATTTCCTTTTTATTTCTATATCGTTTTTCTGTAAATATCAATAGTAAGGATCAGTGAAAACCATAAATGTTTTTTTATCGTAATTTATAACTAGATTATAGTTATCTGCTATTCCTTTTTTCTTTCGGCTTTTATCGATCCAGTATAAGTGTAATTGCATTTCAATTATTTTTTTAAAGATTTAAAATAGTCTAAAACATGATCTATAAGAATATTTGTAGTAGTTAATCAAACAGATCATTGTATATTGTATATATCCGTTATTCTAGCTTTTACATAGTCTAAATTTACAGATTTCTTTTCTTTTTTTGAATATTGTATAATATAGTCCTCTAAATATTCATAGTTGCACCCATTTTCTAGGTATAAACAAATTAGTCTTTCTAGTTTTCCCATCTTTATTATTCGTTAAAAACTAAATTATTTTTTCTATATATTCGTCTGCTAGATCTCCTGCTAGTAAACAGTCACTATAATAAATTTCGTTTTCCTGTTTTTCTATATAGTCTAAAATTGCAGACTGGATCTCATTTTCCTCTACAAAATTATATTGATCTAAATAATTAAATAGATCAGATTTATTAATTATTGTTTCCATGATTATTTTTTCTTAAAAAATATAAAAATTATTTGCATAATTCTTGCATATCCTGTAATTTTTCTAGGATATATTCATTTTCTATATAATCTCCGTCTTGTATATATTCGTGTAATTCTGCGATCATGTTATAAACTGCTTCTTTATTTTCTCTTAATTCGTTTAATTCTATTATATAATTTTCCTCTTGTTTATATAAAAAGTCTATCAATTTATTTTGTCTATTGATTATATCTCTTTTTTCTTGCATTGTTTCCATTTTTTATTTAGTAGGATATAAAAAATCAGATTTTTATTTTTGTTTTTGTTTATAATCTATTGTGTATATCATTGCAAAAATTCCTTTGCAATGGTTTTCATTTTATAATATCCATCTCACAAAGGCATGAAAAACTTTTCCAATTCCTCCAATTTTTCTTGTAACTTTTCAACGTTTTTATCAAAATTGCTTAATTGATTTTCATATTCTTTTAAGTATTTTTCTTGCTCTTCAATATCTTTTTTGATATTTTCCATTATTTCGTCTGGAGTATATTCTATTTGATCCATTAATCAGTAACTTTTTATTATTCTTTCTGGTGCTTCTTTTTCGATTTTTTCGAAAAATTCGTCTTTTCAATATTTCCTGTTTGCGTGTTTATTAATCATAACCTCTACAGGATATAGACTCGCAGTTATTCGAGAATATTCATAATAAATTTTAAAATTAGGTAGATCAGACTTAAAATTTTGTAAAAAATTTTGAAAATTTGATCCATCTTTTTTATAATTTCTTTTAATAGATTTTAATAACTCGATCCTTTTTTTTGTGTTTTCTACACATTCGATCAAGTTTTCCTTTTCTTTCTTTACGCTTTCCGTAAAATAATAATTAGTTTTCATTGTTGCTATTTGGTAGGTTATAAAAATTAGAGTTATATTAATATTAAGATTATGTTTTTATTAGATCAGATTTTTATTTTTGTTTATTTTGTTTTTGTTTATGATCTAGTCTATAGTTTTACATAATCTAAAACGTTTATATTATTCTTATAAGTAAAAGTTTTAATAACTTTTCCTGCTTTATCATATAATCAGATTCAATTTTTATAAAAAATAATTCTATTAGTATTTTCTATACGATTATTATTATCGTATTTATACAATATAAAGTTATCCCGTGCAAGTTTAGATAAATTTATATTTTTCTCGCTTATTGTTTTTATAGTCTTTTCTATTTGATTTTTCTTTTTCTCGAAAAGTCAAAAATATTTATTATAACGTGTTTTTTTACATATATAATTATTAAAAAGATCAATATTTTTATAATTTTTCTTATTTTCTCTTAATTGTCTATATAAATTAAAATATTTCTTGTCTTTTCAATATTCTTGAAAAGTTTTAAAATTTTTCTTTTTCGTGACAATAAAAACGAGTAGAGATCAATAACTAGTTATTTTAAAAGATATATTATAAAAAGTATTATTCAAAAAATTAATATATCTTATATATGATCTATAATATTTTTCATTGTTTATTGTATAATCTCTATCATGATTATAATAATTTTTAAAATCAGATCAAAAAGCTATATCTTGAATATTGACTTGATTATATCCTTTTTTATATAGAAAATAAAAATCGTTATAGTCAAAATTTAAGTATTGATTATTATTATAATCGATAAAGTTAAGTCTAAGTTTTTTCATTTTTCTAGTTGGTAGGTAGATAAAAATAATTAATAATCAGATTTTTTTCTTTCTATTTTTAATTTATGTATTTCCTTTTTATATTTATTTATAACTGCTTTTATTATATACATGATCTAAACAATAAAATATAAAATAATAGAAAAGACTATATATAAAATATAGTCTAGTCTAAAATATACTTGTTTCGTGCGGTTATCCATACATTATGAATTGATCCGTTTTCGTCTATAACGTTTCAATGTATAGAAAATGTGTTAGAGTTTCCCTCTAGTCAATAAATACAATTGAGTTTTTGTTTTCGATCGTTGAAAATTCTCACTTTCTCACATGATGGCTTTTTATACAATTGATAAAGATCAGATTTTCAATTGCTATAAATAGCAGCTTTTTTAGGAGTATAATATACTCCATTAATACAGATCGTGTTTTTCATTCTATTTGGTAGGTAGAATATAAAAGCGTCTAAACTAGACAATGTATTATATAAGAAAATGAAAACAAAAATCAAGAGAAAATGTATATATAATATTATATAGTGACAAAAAAGAAAAGATAAACAAGTTACAGACTATAAAAACAAAATAAAAAATAAAATATTAAAATGATCCTAAAAAAAGAAAATCAGATTTTTTTATTTTATATAAAAATTGATCTAGTCAATTAATCTAATTAAATAGATCCAACATTATATATAATTTCCTCCTAAATATGAAAATATATCTATAATTATTAATCTAGTTTAAATATGAAATTATATCTATTATTAATTAATCAGATTTTTTCTTTTCTTTTTATTATTTCCATCTCGTATATAATAATATATATATGTTTTGTCTTTTCTATTTCCTATCCTTTTCTTAGTCTATTTATAATTTCTATGTATTAATTGTATGTTTTTATATGGTTATAGGCTTTCTCTAGGAGAAAAGCAGAGAAAAACTATATTTTTTCTCTTTTCCGTTTTCGTTTTCCGTTTTGCGTGTGTAGATCATGCTAGACGCAAGAAAAAAGAGTCAATAACTAGTGAAAGGAAGAAACCCCCACCCCCCAAATCGTGTGCGGGGTGTTATTATTATTTATACTCTCTCGCTATTTTCCCCCAAGTCAGTTGTCAAAAGGTTGTCATTTCTCCATCGAAACAATAGACTTGAATTCAAGTTAGTCCATATTGAGATAGATAGTAATCAAGTTGAGAATATGATAGGTAGTAATTAGGGTATGGTTTATTTTTCAGTGTCAGAATTTTTTTTGGGGTAAAATATAGGTTGATAAAAGGTTGTCATTTTTATATAGAGATAGCTTTAAGTAATTATATTTTTGGGTTGAATTTTTCCCCAGAAAAGATATAAAGTTGATATTTAGATGATATATTGTTAAGTTTTAGCTTTTAATTATTACAAATGTGGTATTTTACAAAGAAAGAGATTTTAGAGCATTTTGGTAAAGATGGTAAGAATGTTAGGTGGTTGGACAGAGCTATCAAGAAATGAATAGTAGTTCATGTAAATGGGATGTATGCTAGTAGGCATGATTATGATTTGCAGAGAATGATTAAGATGAAGAATGAGATAAAAGAGTTAAAAGAAAAGGCTGAATGATGAGATGCAGAATTAGTTAGATGATTAAAGTCGGATTTAGCATTTCAGATAGCAGAGAATGAGAAGCAGAAAAATGATTATGAAGAAGAGATAGATGGTATAATTAGTAGATGCTATAATCACATGGCACAGAATAGATGTTTGCCAGTGCCTACAGAAAAGGAGTTTAGGTATCGAGCCAAGTGAATAAGTAGAGATGATATGGATGAAGATGCTAAAGATTTTGTAGACTTGCCATTCTAGTTAAAAAATCTCTTGCAATTTAGGAAAATAACTATAAGTCTGAATTATATATAGCGGACAATAAAGTGAGAACGATTCTCTGATAGTTTTACTACCAGAGATTTTTGTTTATGAGAACAAAAGAGAGCATACAGGCTAAGTGGGATAGAAAGGTTGAAGAAATGAGGATAAAAGCTGATTACAGATATAGTATTTTATATAGGAATAAAGTTGCGAAGGTTAATCAGAATTTAGAGTATGAGAAGGAGAAGTTAGAGAGGAAGAAGAAGAGTTATATTAGGAAGAAGGAGGAAGAGTATAAGAGAAAATGTTTAAATGAGATAAGGGAGTTAAAAGGGAGACCGAAGAGGGAGTATAAGAGTGAGTGACCAAAGATAAAACCAATAGAGTTTGCTATGGAGATTGCACAGGAGAATAGTAAGTTAAGGGACACAGATGCAGATGGCAATGGGTATTGTATATCATGTTGAAAGTTATGTAGTTGGGGTGAGCTAGCATGATGACATAGATATAGTAGAAAGTTCAAGAATATGTGTTTAGAGGAAGAGAACATCAATGCACAGTGTCACAAATGTAATTGGACAACATGACCTAAGTGAGATCCTATAGAGAAATGAAAAGTGAATAATGAGTATGATAAAGCCATTGCTAGAAAATTTGGGGAAGATGCGAATAAGAAATTGGCTAGAAAGGTAAGAGAGTTTTTCAATAACACAGATACCAAGGCTAGAGCATATAATTTAAAGCAGAAGATACCTTATTTAATTAGGATAAATAAGGAGTTATGGGCTACAAAGAATTTCTATACACCTAGAAAGAAATGGGAGAAGATATGGGAAGAGTATGATAAGAGGCATTAGTCTTTATATTTTTTTTATTAAAATGAGAGTATTATCATTATTTGACTGAATGGCTTGTGGGTATGAGGCATTGCAGAGAGCATGAATACCTATAGATGTCTATTATGCTAGTGAGATAGACAAGTATGCTATACAGATAGCGAAGAAAAACCATCCAGACATAATAGAAATCTGAGATGTAACACAGATTAAATGAGAGGACTACAAGGACATAGATATAATAATAGGTGGTTCTCCATGTCAGTGATTTTCTATGGCATGAAAGATGCTTAATTTTGATGATCCTAGAAGTAAATTATTTTTCGAATTTGTCAGACTAGTTAGAGAGATTAAACCTAAATACTTTCTCTTAGAGAATGTAAAGATGAAGAAAGAGTTTCAAGATGTGATAAGTGGATATATGTGAGTAGAGCCTATAGAGATAGATAGTGCCTTAGTGTCAGCACAGAGAAGAAAGAGATTATATTGGACAAACATACCATGAATAACACAGCCTAAGGATAAGGGGATAATGCTTAAAGATATTTTAGAGTCGAATGCACCTGATAAATATAATCTTACAGAAAGGGGTATGAAAATGCTGATGAGAAATTTTGGTAGTAAGTGACAAGCATTAAATTTTGATCCAAGTGTATTATTTAAGATAACATATCCTAGTGTATGTGAACAGCAAGAGTGACTAGATAGAAAATGTCCTACACTTACAGCTAGCATGTGAACTGGTGGTGGTAATGTGCCATGTATTGTAGTTCCTAAGGAGTGAGAAAAACTGATAGATGTCGTAGATTGAGAGGTAAGAGTAAAGCAAGCCACTAAACAATGATATATAGTAGCAGAAGAATGAGATTGAATAAGTTTATCCTATCCTAGTTCTACTACTAGAAGATGAAGAGTGGTTAAATGAAAGAGTAACGCACTTACAGCTTGTGGACAAAGTTGGGTATATGAGCCTATGGTAGCTTATGCACCATGATCTAGAGAGTTTGAACAACAGTGATTCAAGACATGAAAAGCACCTACATTATGTGCTAGAGATTATAAAGACCCAAAGATAGTAGCCATACCATGTGCTACACAGTTATGACAGAGTGAGAATTTCTGAACAGCTTATGGTAGTGAGAAAGCATATACCCTTAGAGCTAGTAATCCTAACTGAGTAATAGAGAGCATACAACCACCTAGAATTAGAAAGCTGACACCTATAGAATGTGAGAGATTACAAACTTTGCCAGACAATTATACAGAATGAGTTAGTGATAGTCAAAGGTACAAGATGCTAGGTAATTGATGGACTGTGGATGTTATATCCCATATATTTAGCTTTTTACCTAAAGAGTAATGGAAAGATTCGTTTATCCTAGGGATTATCTAAAGATTAAAGGCAATATAAGGTATTGCTGGGAGGTGCATAAGGTGAACATGAAAAAAATCTGAAAGCCTTATGTAGATTATTTCTCATTCTATAACAGGATTAAGAGGTATAATTGGGATTTATATAAAGCGATACACACACCTGCTAGAATCAAGTGAATGGTGTGGTATAAGGAGTTATGGCTTATATTAAGAACACAGCGATTCAGATTTATATATTTATTTAAGTAATGGATTGAGAAGAAATAAAAGACTTAAAAACTCTTGCTAAAGTAAAGAGTGTAGAAGAGATGTTACCTAAGCCTGCTAAGAATCAGATAGCAAAATGAAATAACGCTAAGATATGAGAAGAACAGTATAGGATAATAGAAGAGACACTCATGATGGATGGGACAATAGAAGAAGCTTGTATATTAGCATGAATCACAGTACCTACATACTACAATCATAAGAACTCTAATCCAGAGTTCGCTAGAAGAGTGGCTATAGCTAGACAATTCCCAAAGCTGATAGCAAGAGCAGCGGTGCAGAGAAGGATAAGGCAATGAGATGCTAAGACAGCGTTAAGATTTTTGGAGTTAAGAGATAAGAGATATAAAGCAGAGCCTATGCCAGAAGAGTGAGAAGAGAACACAGCACCAGTGGTGCAATTTATATCTGTTGCTAGTAATGAATGAGTTGAAAACTGAACAAACCATGACTCTCAGAGTGATATAAAGCAAGAGTCTGCTTATGATTCATCTGTGAGTTCATGAGAGAAAGTGACCCCATGGGAGAATGAGGAAGAAGCATTAAGGAGATTGGACTCATTGAGTTTCAGCAGCGAATAGGGAAGAAGATAACTCCAGATGATCTAGTAGATAAGATAGAATTTAGTCAGAATCCTAAATCTATTAGTCAGAGAAAATGGAGGCATAAGATGAAAGAGAAAAAAGATTATGAAGACCTATTAAAATCTCTTAGGGAACAAGCTAGGCAGAAATGAAAAACTTTTTAGAAATGTAGATACATATTTTACAATGGCTAACGTAGAGATAAAACTGACAGAGAATCAACAGAAAGCGTTTGAGGTGTTGTTAGACAACTATCATACAGCTGTTGGTTATGGATGATGAGCATGATGAGGTAAGACTTATCTATGAATCATCTGGTTATGGAGAATGTGTAATCAATATCCATGAGTCAGATATGCTCTAGTTAGAGATACTATTAAGAATATCAAGCAGACTTCTGTTATTTCCTTAGAGAAATTCTACAGGGACTATAGCATACCAGAAGATATGAGATGAAAACTTAATAACGTATCTAACATAATAACCTTTCCCAATGGTAGTCAGATACTATTAAGGGAGTGATGCTATTTACCACAAGACCCATTGTATAACAGATTCTGAAGTCTGGAACTTACATGAGCTTTCGTAGAAGAGAGTGCTGAATGTCCTTTAGAGTGAATTGAGATACTCCAAACCAGAGTATGAAGATTCAAGAATGAGGAGTATGGAATATTAGGTAAGGTGTTAGAAACATTTAACCCTAATCCATGACACGTTTATGAAAGGTACTACAAAGGGAAGCATAAGGACTGAAAACAAGCTGTCTTTATTCCATCTCTAGTGTACTCCAACAACTTCATAGACAAGTGATATATCCAGAACTTAGAGAGAGCTAGTGAAAGGACTAAGAAGAGATTGTTATACTGACAGTGGGACTTTGATGATAACAACTGGTTATTATTCAAGCAATGAGATTTGGATAAGTTAAAAGATAACGAATCTCATGGAGACCAATACTTTCTTATCTGTGATGTTGCTAGATTCTGAAAAGATACGACTAGAATATCTTTACGAAGATGAAATACATGGATAAGAGTATGGACTTATGCTAAAAGTAGTGTAGAAGATGTAAAGACATCTATAAAGCTGATTCAGAACCAGTACGAGATTGAATCTAGGAACATAATTATAGATGCCGATTGAGTAGGATGATGAGTAGTAGACTGAATCCCCTACTCTACTGGGTTTGTGAACAATGCCAAGCCTATAGAGACTGGTGCTAAGCAGAACTATGCAAACCTAAAGAGTCAATGTGCATTCCTACTACAAGAAAAGGTGCAGAAATGAGAAATTGCTATCAAATGGGAACATTTGGACTCACAGAAAGACTGGGAGATACTTACACAGGAGATGATGAACTGTTATATAGATGAGAAGAGTATAGATGGTAAGACAAGGATAGAGACTAAGGATAAGATGAAAGCAAGAATCTGAAGGAGTCCAGACTTATTAGATACTATGATAATGAGAATGTATCCATATCTAAGATATTATGATGATGATATAAGCAGTTATTTAACTTCAATTGCCAGATAACATGGTAAAACTAACAGATGAATTAAGACAGAAGATAATAGGAGAGTACAGGCACTGATACGAGGCTAACAGGTCTAAGAACTCTCTTTTTATGAGTCAAAAAGATATATATTCAACTAAAAGGAACGATGAGTTATTAAGAAGTCAGATTTTCTGGTCTTGTTTAAGGACTATGCAAGCTACTTGCATAGTAAACGAACCAGATGTATCATGGGAAGATGAGAATGTATTATATCAAATGGAAGCAAGGAATTTCACAGATATGTTTAAGACAGACTATGTGAATGAGCATTGGGATTTTGATAGATATATGTGACTAGAAGATGTGGCTAAATACTGAAAAGCCGTTTTTCTTTTTAGTGGGTATGACAAGAAAAAGAATGTACCTACAGTACAGAGGATAGACCCTAGATTTATCTATCCTTATAATGATGGTTCACTCTTAGTTAAAGACTATCCATTCTTCTGATTCGATAGAGTTATTACTTATAAACAATTAGAAGAATTGCCAGTTAGTGCCAATGCAGATTTCAAGGAGATGATATTACATAATTATGATGTATATCTGAACTGACTAGAAACAGAAGATGCATTCCTAAGGAATATCTGTACTTGCTATAATTCAACTACTGGACATTACACAATCCACTATCACTATACATATATATATGATGAAGATACTGGAGAGAATAAATTATATCTAGTTCTCATGCTATGCGACCAGATACTAGATATATATGACGTTCCAGAGACAGATAATGTAATACCAGTAGCAGTATATTGATTCGCATACGATGCACAGGATTGGTGGGGAACATCATTAGTAAATATTATAGAAGACTGACATAGAACAGAGCAACTCTTACTTAACCTATATAAGATTAAGGTTACTAGAGAAGCTATGGGATGAAATATATTCATAGATGAACAGGTATTCATGAATAATATTAATACTTTGAAGAATCAGAGTATTAAGAACAGATGGTTTCCTGTGAAAATGAGAGATATTACAAAGCCTATTTCATCTATGGTTTATGAATTACCACAGACACAGATAAGCTCAGACTTATATAACTCTCTTGGTATGATTAAGAACAAAGCATTAGCAGAATCATTTACTAATGCTACAGCACAGTGATTATGATTAAGTAATAACTCAGACCCTAATACAGCAACAGCTAGTAAGATACAGAAAATCAATGCTAATATGATTACTAGTTTACAGAATCAGATACTCTCCTACTGAACTAAAGACTTTGCAGAGCTATATAGAGCATTCATGTTATATTACTGGAGAAATTCTAGTAAGAAGGTAATCCGTAGAGTGAATAACTGATTAAGCTGAACATATAAGAAAGTTAGTAAGAAAGATGTTAAGTGAGATTTCTCAATCATGGTAGTAGACCCTATCTTAAAGTCTATCATGTATGATGAGAAGAAAGCAGCATATCAAGAACAGTATAATATGCTAGTAAATGACCCTAGAACACCACCATTCTTACTAAATAATATACGTAGAGCTATAGCATACTATAACTGACTAGATGAAAGTGAGATAGATAGCATAACAGAGATGAGTATGGAAGACTATCAATGTAAACAAGACGTACTTCTACTTAATCAGAATATATCAATTTATATTCCAGTAGACTGTAATATCCAAATGAGATTATGGTACTACAACAGAGCAGAAGATACAGACGCTAAACTAAGAGCTATACAAGCGTTACAGTATATGGTAACACAGTGACTAGGGACAACAGAGATGAATATGGCACAGCAGACTAAAGTAACAGACTTTAAATCTGCATGAGAGAATAACGACCCATTAACTAACATAAACTTTTGAACTATTGATAACGTAGATTCATGAACGTGATTTGAAGCATGAAGTCATGCTAATAGATGAGAATCTATGAATGTATGATGAATGCAGTCACTAGATGTAAGTAATGGTATCGGTTAATTTATATCATAATATTATATTATGCCAGCAAAGAGAAAAATTACCATCAAAAAGAAGGTAAAAGAGGTAGAAAAAACACCTGAAATTGAAGAAAACACAGTTAGTACCGTTGTGGAAAATGAAATAAACGATGATGAAATTCCAAGTGGAACAATTATCCACGAAGAACAAGAAATCTTCCTTAAAAAATCAAAGAATTGAACAAAATTCAAGAAAGGTAAAGTAATTTGAGATATAGGATGAACAAATGTCCAGAAGAGTGTATGAAGAATAAAATTTGAAGCACAAGTTGCCCCATACCCTATCTTCATGTTACCAGAACATATTAGAAAATATCTAATAAGGAATGGATTCACTAGTAATATCTACTTGAAGAGCAAGGAATGGTTAGAGAAACACAATGTAGATATGGAAATAGTAGAAGAATTAAAACAGTTTTTAACTGAAAGACTATAAGATGTGGCAAATACTTAGAGACATCAATGACTTAATCAAGGAAGAGCCTTATAGGGAGAAAATCAAGATTGAGGACATTGATAGGATTAAGAGAAAGAGGTATAAGCAAGAAGTATATAGGAAGATGATACATAATTATCTAAGGAAATACCAGAAATGAATCTGAATGCTCTCTAAGGAAGACATCCAAATCATGACTGAATGAATGGACACTATAGATAAGACACTATTCATGGACCAAGTGAAGTTCACATTGGAGACCACGTATGGTAAGCCTATCAAGTGGATAGTTCAGAATAATAAAAGCATTTTATTTAATAAAGATAAGTAAATATGGCAACAAGAAAACTTATTTGATGAAAATCAATCTCATGACCTCAAAAAGCTATGATCCCATCTAAGAAACCATCATCTCCAAAATCAATCAATGGAGTAATGAGAAAGGTTAGAGGGTCTATCCTTAGAGGCAATCATGAAATTGTTAGAAATAATACTAAAAGTTCTCTAAGAAAAGGTAAATAGTTTTATATTATAAGCAAATTAACTATGGCATTAGAAGAAGAACTAATGAAAGAGGAACTCAATACTGCTAAAGAAACAGTAGAGGGTAAAAACTTTGATGATCTCACAGATGATGAAATCGAATCTGTTAAAGAATTATCTCAAAGTGCTTGATGGGAAGTAATCAAGAAATGTATGGAGAAGAGAATCGACAAACAGAAAGAGGACATCATTACTTTGGCTAAGGACAACTGCTTTAGTCCTAAACCAGATGGGTACACTTATTATGAAATCTTAGGTGCTTTCATCCAATGAATTGGAGAGGTAGAGAGATTCATAAAGATTATAACAGCAGACCCAGAAGAGATCAGGAAAGCACAAGAAGCTATCCAGAAAGCTGAGGCTATGATGAGGTGAGAAAAAGTAGACTGAGAATAAGCTCTCAAATATTCTCGACCGAAGTTGCATGTCGTAAAACTAATCAATGAGACAAGTTGAAGTCTATAAATCAATTCGTGTTGGTAGAATGGCACGACTTTACATTCTATTATTATAACCATGACAGACATGGAACAAATTGATAACACTGAGGAGAAGAAAAACCATTGGGCTGCTATGAGAGAGAAGTACGATGGACAAATATCTGACCTACAGGCTAAACTAGATGCAGAAATAGCAGGAAGAGCTGCTGACAAGAAACTTTACTTTGAGAACACTATGAAGAGTAAAGGTTACGAATGAGACTTTAACGCATTCGCTGACAAATACTCATCATTAAGTATCAATGATATGGTATCTCTATATGAGTGACAGAATGGGAAACCATCAGTTGCTCAGACAGTAGAGCAACCTACTACAGAAGCAAGTGTTTGACCACAAAGTGTTATCGCATGAGCCAATCCAACAACTGAGGTTGGAGGTAAGAAGCTAGGCGATATGAACACAGAGGAATTATTGAACTATGCGAAGACACAATCTCGGTATCGTAATTAATGTTGGTTGGCTAAATACTTTTATTTAGCTTTAACATTTATTTAACAATGCCTGATTTCGACAGATTTAATGTTGCAACTGAAAGTGCTGCTAACATTATGCAAACAAGCAATATTAACGATGTTTCAAACGTTAATGATTTCTTAACTTACTTACTTAAAAAATCTTTCCTTGAAAATGGAGAGCCTAGTACAGTTTTCATGAGATTCGGTACTAAAGCATCTCATCAAGGATACAAATCAATTACTCGACCTAGATTATGAGTAATGAAAACTACTCTATCTCAAGCTGCTTTGACTGAGGGAGTTACTCCAGATGGACACACTAATGTAGTTAAAACTGTAACTGCTGTACCTGTTCAATTAGGAGACTACTCAATCATTTCAGATGTGTTAGATGTAGAAACATTACTTCCTATAATCGCTGCACAAGGAAGAGAATTAGCAAACAACGCAGGAAGACTTATCGATGAATTCATCCAAGATACTTTGGCTAATAGTTCAATCGGAACTATCTACGCAGGTACTGCTACATCAAGAGCTACTTTAGCAGCAGGAGATGTTATGGACTTAGACTTAGTTCTTAAAGCATGTACTTTCCTTGCTTCACAAGGACAAACTGGAGAAAGATTCAAGATTATTATGCATCCAAATGTATTCTTAGATTATGCTAAATCATCTTCTACTAATACATGGTTGAACAAACTAATCTACGAAGACTTCAAAGGAATCAAAGATGGATTTGTTACAGCTGGAGTTAACTACGACATTTATATCTCTGCTAATGTAAAACCATTCGTAGTAGATGATGATGTAGACTTCAACGTATATCCAACTTACTGTTTCAGAGATGGTGCTTACTGAGTAGGTACACTTCAAAATCTTCAAACTTTCTACAAACCATTTGGTGCTGCAGGGACAGAAGACCCATTAAATCAGAGAGCAACAGTAGGATGGAAATGTATGTATGGATGTGCTGTATTGAACGACTTATTCATCGTAAGAATCGAATCAAGAGCAAAAACAGACTATGCACGACAAGAAAGTCTATCTGATGACTAATACTAGTTAGTTTGCTTATATACATAGGGTGGGGAAACTCATCCTATGGAATAAACAGACTACATTTATTTCATAAGTAAGTAAGCATGGGAACAATAGCAGAGATGTATGATAGCTGGTGTACAGAAGAGTTAAGATGAGATACGCAGGTAAACAAGAAAGTACGATTAGCATGGTTTAATAAGTGAATGTTACTATTCCAAAAAATGATATTGGAGTATGTATCATGAAAACAATCAACTAGTGTCACTTTTGCTGACATTAAAAAGGGAGTAGATGAATATCCACTTCCTTCTTTTGATGCTGACGACCATATAGAAGATTTCTATTCAATAGTACAGCTAAGAGTAGCTTATGCTACATGAAAATGATGATTGCCATTGTATAGAGTATGTAAACCTATGGAGTTTTGAGATTATAACATCAGACCATTAAAGAACTATCCAGAAACATGAGATGTAAAATTACAAGGTGGAAGACAATTCTGATGACCTATGATATGGGGAAGAATATCAAGGAGAAATCCTAGATATATATTTGTTCCTAAGTATGAAGACTGAGTATATAAGAGCTATATTAAAATCTTTCCTACACCTACAATAGATGTAGATAGATGACTTACATTAGCTTATAATTTTGTACAACAGCCAGTAAAGTATGAAGATGCTTTTCCTAGCAATCTAGCAAACTCTATGGACTTATGAAAACTAAATCTACCATGGTACTTCCTAGATGCAATAGATGACTATATAACATTTAGACTCTATCAAGCAGAAAATCCAGAGATGGCACAATGGTATTATCAGCAATTCGAGAATACACTACATGATAATATTTACTGACTAAACAAGGATAAGAGACCAATCGATGAATGATTTGCAGATTTAAGATACTTTTATCATTACTAATAACAGATAATGGCAGTATGAGAAGCAAGACAACAAGCAAAGAGTGGTGGTAAGATAACACAAGTAAGTTGGACAGATGGTACAGCAATGGATGTCTACTACTGAATGGAACATAGTTTTCAATACAGCAGGAATATAAATTGTGATGATGAATTACATGGATTAAAGCTATCTACTAAAGCATATTTCACTAGTCATTATGCTCATTGTCATTTAACTAGTTTAGGAGAGAATGGAGTAGCTGCTTTGGATGTGACATGACTATCATTACCAAGATACTTTAATCAATACAATTTCTTTGATAATGGTAGTGCATGAGATAAAGAGCCTAAACCAGATACTAGTTATGATATTACACCTTGAACAGTATTCCAAGATGACTTTTGGTATTGTATACAAGATTCAGATTGAGATGTAGCGTTCAAAGCAACTAGTGTGGCAGATATTAATTCGTGATTTGTATTAAAACCACGAGACCATCCAGAATCTACGGATGCTAGTATAGAAGACCCATCAACAGCAACATCTAATATGAATTGATATGCTACAGCTATACTTAATTATAATAATACTAGACTAGTAGTAGCTGTTTGATGATGACATAGTGGCTCATCTATTTGGGTATATTATCCAGAACTAGATGAGGCTAATCCACATACACATCCTAATAATTCAGTACCATTAGCAGATAAATGAAAGACTTGATGGAAAAAGGTACTCACTTATGAAGCATGAGTTACAGTTGTTGGTCTGACTTGTTCTTTTGAATATCTAAAGGTACGAGCAGTAGATGAATGATGGAATACTAAAGTTTACTACTATCAAGGTAATAATAATCTTAGAAATACATTTGTATATAATCTAGTAGACCTTACAGGAGTAAGAGTATTAAGAGTATACAGCATTAATGGTATAGACTATTATGTATCTAGTATAGACTGAACTGACTGATTTGTAAACCTATATAAATTAGTCTGAACCACACCAGTGCAGTTATTCAAACAAAGAGCTTGACTAGACCCACTAGATGTAAATACCAAAGCACCATATTTTGTATGACCTGTATGATTAAATGCAGCATACAATAATGGTAAGTTCTATATAGCAGATGCTTATGGATTATTCCAGTTCACATATAATCCACAAGGATTTGATAAATGATATATGAAATGGTGACTATATAATAATAAGCAAGTATATTGAGTATGTGAAAACCAATGATACCTATATGTATCAACAGAAGAATGATGTTATATTATGAGAGTAATAGATACATGACTACCAGTTCCAGAGAGCAGAAGCCAGCAATGAGTAGTCACATATAAAGATATAGGTTATCAAGAACAATGAGTTCTGATTTCTAGGGAATTTGAATGAAAAGAATGATGAACTATTACTAAGATGTTAGATGAAATCAGACTTAATTATGAATTAAATCCACTCACAGATGAGAATTGAGAAATAGATATATATGTTTCTCCTAATAACTTATGGAGAAATACACATACATTTACTGAAGCTAGTTATCGGTATCACGTAATGCACATAGAACAGAAGAATGGTAAAACTAGGACAGAGAAATCTAACCTATTCAATGACTTATGAGCATGAAAAGAATCTTCATTCAAGTTTGATTGGCAGACTATCACTTATGCAATAGTTATAACTAGATGAGAAGAAACACATGCAACTCCAATAGTAAGACAGATAGACCTTAAATATCATTGTAAAGACAAAGTTAATAACGTTTATGACATAAATTAAAGATGGAACGAAACCTATTTGACTGACAGCATGATTACTTGGCTACTCCTAGTGAGTATCCTATTTGAGACAATAACAGACCTGCAACTTATGACCAGTTCATAACGTTAAGGGATACATTAATATTTTCTAATAAATACTATGCTGATAAGGCAGGGAGAAGCCTGATAATCTGAACTAAGTTAGACTGAACCCCTACAGATACGATAGAGATACGAGAGCCTAACTTATCAAGAATGAGCTTTGAGATATGATATGAATCACATCCTACAGACCCAAACTATCTTAAAGATGAGACACAGTGAACTTATGTAACTAGTGGTAGTAATCAGACTTCTAATCCACTTTCATGTACCATCAATAAGGATTGAAGATACAGAATAGCACATAAGCAACAATTCGTAGATATAGACCCAGACATTACAAGGATACACTGTTACATAGAGCAACATCATTGAAATGAGATAATACCTAGAGCAGTATTTGATTGGGAACGAGCAGATGGTGGCTTCTTCAACAGAATGACCACGTATGGATATGTAGAGTGTGACCTAAGTAAATGAGATTGGTTAGAGTTGAAGATGGAAGACCAAGATGGGAATCATATAGATTCAAGTACATGAAGACTATGACAGTATGCGAATTGGCGAATGGTAGAATATATAGATTTAGCTTATAATAAATAATTACTATGGCAATAGACAAGAAATCAAAAGCATATCAATCGTTGCTAAATAATGGCTATACAGATGACCAGATAATGCAGATGTATAATGAAGCCTCTCAGTGAAAAAATATATGAGAAACAGTAGGTAGTACCGTTCCACAAAATGCTAAAACTAATAGTGCAAATGATGGGACGATAAAAGTATGACCACAGAATGCTAATCTGAATTATTATCAATACTGAGATGATAGTAACCCAGCACAGCAATGACAGAAAGGATGAATGAATGAGAAATATACATGAGAATGAGTAAGCAACTCATATATTGAATATAATCCAGACTTAACTGTTGCAGACTTAGACCCTAACTACTTGTACTGAGAAAATGCAAGGCAACAGAACAGGAAGGAAGCATGATATATTGCTAGGAGAAACGATAATATTGCATCAGCTTTATATAATGAATGATTAACTAGTAGAGAAGATGTAGCTAATTTCCTAAGTCAGCAGAATGAGTGGATGAACTCTACAGAAGCAGATAGAATGAACACTATTGAATCTGTATGGAAGAGATTAGGAGAGATAAAACCAGGGGAAGAAAAAGAAGAAGAGAAACCAGACTTATCCAAAGCAGAGGATATGGTAAAGGATACTAGTGGAAAGATATATGGAAAGACAACAGCAGAGACAGGAGATCCAGAAGCATGAATAAATACGTTGGCAGATGCTAATAGTGTATTTAAGGCTATGCAGGAATCACAGGTTAAGAAAGTGCAAGAGTTAGTCAGTCTTAATCCAGAAGATGTTGCTACTTGTATAGTAAACTGATTCACTACATGGAGTGAACAGACATGGAGAGAAGCACAACAATATTATCCAGAGTTTATATCTGCTGTTAATGATATAGTAAAGAAACAGAAAGGACAAGAGAACATAACAAATATCTCTATGTGAGGTAAAATGGATGTAACTAGTCAACTTACAGCTAGTGAGAACAATGTAACAACTAGTATGAATACTTATGTAAATAAGACAGCTAGTGGTAGTTGAGCATGAACATTAGCGACAAATCTGAATAATGCTCTAGCAGATAGTGCGATAGTAAGTTGAGCTAGAGAACAGATGGAAGTATATAAGAGAAAGATAGTAGAGATACAACAAGCAGCAGATGAATTACCAGCACTAGCACAACAGTCTTTCAAATGAGACGTGCCACAGTATATGGTAAATGCTTTCATTAATAATAGAATGCAACAACTAAATAAGGAATTACAGAAATATCAGAATTTGTATAATGCTTCACTAGATGAAGCTAAGTTGGAAATCTCACAACAGCAATGGAGAGAGGAAATGAATTATAAGTGGGCTAATCTTCAAGCTGATCAGAATTATAAAGATGCTAACTTAGAGTTATCAAGACAAGAGTTAGAATACAATAAACAAAAGGCAGCTATTGCTAATTGACAATGGAATGATGATGGTAGTTATAGTTATGTAGACCTAGATGGAGTAATGCACACATTATCAGCAGAAGAGGCAAAGAAAGTATTAAATGATGACTTATATAATTTTGCTACAGAGTACATAGATACATGGAGTAAAAAAATAGAGGCAGCTAAGGCTAATTGACAGAAATTATACTGATGACAATGTGAACAATTTACAGATAATTTTGCTAGACAGTATTTTTGAACTGAAATGAGATGAAAAAACTGATGAGTTACTACTGCAAAAGAAAAAGCAGCTTATGCTACAGAAACATTACCTCAAAGATGATTTATAGCCGTGTGGGATTATGGTATAATACAAAGTGATTGAGTTAATTATTGACATACATGAATAGTTATAGATTATGACCAGAAGACATGAACTTTTACTACTATAGAATCTAATGTAGATTGACTATCACATGTAGAGATAAAAACACATAGTATCAATGATGCTAAGTTGCAAGGATTCCGAGATCCATCTCAATGAGCAAACTCTAAATGATGAAATGAGGACAAGTATTATTACTATGATACACCTATGATGGATTTGTTTGTAGAGGCATATAATGATGCAAAAACTGCATGAGTTAGGGATAAAGTTGATTTAGCAAGAGAATCATATTCAATACTCAATGAGTTAAATGAATGAGGTTATATAGATGCACTAATTAACAATGATGTGTTAGACACTATTATGACAAATATAAAAAATAGGAATTTTGTAGATAATGATTGAAATATAATTTGGGATACAATTAAACAAACAGCTGTTAATGAAACACAAGATCCAGATATGGCTTATGCCATAGATAGAATACATAGGCTTGTAGAAATTAAGTTAAGGAAAGAGTCATGAGCTGCTATTAATATATCTGAATGGTTAGGTAATTTTGATATGTATATGCCACAGGTATGACAAGATACTGATTACAAATTTAAGAGATTGCAATCAATGGAACATGATATGGTTTCTTGATTATTGCCTACACCTTATGCAGATAAATATGTGCCAATTATAGCAAAGGATAAGATAACTTCTTATAAGAAAAAACTTGAGGATGCACATGATGACTTAAAAGAAAAAACAAAGAAAAATAAATAATTTATTTCATATATACATATAAAATGGCAGATAAATGAGATAAAATATCATTAGATCATAAATCTATATTAGGTATGGTCTCTGGTATAAAAGAGAAAGAAGATAAGACTAAGGGGTGATGATTAGACTTTTCTAAATGATTTGAATACCAGAACACAGACTTGAACTCTATACATAACTCTCCAAAAGAGATAAAGAATTTGAATGATGAGAAAGTAGCAAAATTTTTATGAGAAGATTTATCAACATATAAATTAAATGATAAGGAGATGGATGAGTTCATAGATTGATTAAGCCTAGAACAAACTAATGTGGCATCTAATCTAATAAATCAAGGGTTTTCTAATGAAGCAATGGTAGCATACATTAATAATTGGGACACTTGGGCAGACCCATTCGCTCAATGAACTTGAATGTTTGAGAAAAAAACAGACATAAAGGAAACATGAACTAATCGAGAACCATACGCATGGGGAATATGATTGCCTACATCTATATTTTGATGATTAGAATTATGATGAATGGAATTAGAAAAAATGGGAGAAAGCAAATTGAGGAAGTATATTAGACCTACTCCTAATGATGTCAAAAAAATGTATAAAGACCCATGAAACGCATGAATTTATGAAGATGTAACAAAGGCACTAGAGGAACAAGCAAAAAAAATAGAAAACATGAAAGCAGCTTGAGCGTCAGCAGAAGAAATAGCAGCTGAACAAGAAGTGTATGATGTAATGAAAAAAAGTGGAGAGAGATACAATTTAAATCCAAGAGAAACAACAGTAGATGTAGCCATAGATGAATGAATCGCATGAAATGAATTAGAGATGACAGAACAAGCATATAGAAAAGCTCGTACTAAATGGATCACAAAGGTTGAACCAGAAATAGTAAGGTCTAGAGCTAAGTTTAATCCAGTAACTGATGTATTAGATGCATTGACAGAGGATTCTTTCAATGTAACTAGGGATGCATGGATTAAAGACTATGAACCTGCTTTGAATGAATTGAAAGAAATATATGCTCAAGAATGAGAGATGTCATTAATGGACTTACAAAAATGGAGAAATAAGATAAAAGAAACAAAGAAATTCGCTGAAACATGAGAAGAAGTAAAGAGTGTATCACAAAATATTGATGATCATATAGATAGAAAGTTATGAGATATTATATGAGACACACTAGAAAAAGAACATCCATGACAATGATTAAAACAAGAAGTAGAGAGATATTGAAATTTGCAAGACTTTGAGAAGACACATGCAAAAAGAGCAACGACTGAACTAACGAAAGCACCAAAAAAATCTGCATGATCTTATGAAAAAAGAGTGCAGAATGCAGCGACAAAAGTATGAGACAAAATAACATGAACAGATGATATTAAAAGACAGACTAAACGTGGGCAATGGATGAAAAAGATAGGTCATAATATGAGACCATCTACATGGATAGAAAAACTAAAACCGATATTCAAGAGTGCATGAGTAGATGAAAAAACAATAGATTCTGCTATCAATGTTGTATCTAAGTCCGAAAAAATAACATGAAAAGTAGCACCAAAAGTTTTAAGAAAGATGTTAGGAGTAATGGGTGCAGTAGCTGCACCACTTGAGGCTATATGATCCTTAAATTTTATAGATAGTCATGCAGAAGAGTATTCGATAATACCTTACCTAGAAGAGAAAAAAAGATGGAAACATTGAAATCCTAGCGAAGAAACTAAATGATGGACAGAAGAAGATTGGAAGAATGTTGGATTATGAGAAGAGGACATCTGAGAGATATTGCAATCTCCATGATTCAGAGAGGTGTCAGATAAAATCTCTTGGGGTGGGGATACACTTATAAATCAATATATAGAATTAGCGAATTATGATCCAATAAAGAATTTGTGAGATTAACTTGACTTTTAATGTAAAAAGTATATACAATAGTTGTGTTTATTCTTAACCCATTATGATCATGCCTATACCATGAGTAGCTTGGTTAATGTGATTGTGAGTAAATGCAGCTATAGCATATCTGCTATTAGTTGTTAGTTTTGTTATTATAGCACAGCCAATAAAGTGGATAGTGAAAGTTCTTTCATATATCTTAGATAAGTTGGCTAATAGTTGGGTAGCGTGTATGATATTGTGAGTATCATTTACGGTAGTTGTTACGGCACGAGTTGTATCACTAGTGTAAGATAGATAATCATCTTAAATAATAAAGGACTGAGCGATCAGTCTTTTTCTTAATTTTTAAATTTGTAGATACCTAGTATATAGTAAGATCAGATTTATATCCTATTATTACCTATGGAGATTAAGAGTGTGTATATGGATTTAGTAGAATGAAAGAAGAAAGGGAATGT